GCAATGTAAAACCATTGAACAATATAGTAAGGATATTACCAAATTATCTCCTGCAAAATACAACAATCCTGAAACTTATTTCTTTGTGTCTGTTGGGTCCAATGATATATTTACTAATCTTGTAAATTGTAGTAAGGTATTTGATGTAAAACCAAAAGAAGCTGATAAACCAGTACAAAAATTACCTTGTTTAACAACAAATGAAGTATACAAAACATGGACGCCTGAAATAGATTCCTTAAAAAAGAAATTTCCAAAATCAAATATAATTTTAATAGGAGCTTTTCATCCTTTAAAAGATAAAAAAATCAAACTATGTGATGAAACAATACAAACAAATAATCAAATAGAAGAGGATATAGATACATGGAACCTTGAAACTATTAATTATAGCAAGAAACATGATTTGAGTTATATACCATTAGACAAGTATATAACAAAAGATGATTTAGAAAAAGACGGAATAACTATAAAACCTAAGTCAATAAAGAAATTAGCATCTGTTTTATTTCATGAAATTCATTAATCAAAATTATATAGTAGGTACATATTCCCATCTTAACTCAGCGCAAATTTTTTTCCAAATTTCATCTTGTTCTATTCTTTTTACTGGATCTTTTAACATTGGAAAAAATGGTAAAAATTGTGTTTCTCCTAATAATTCACACATCTTATATAAAACATAGTAATAATTTAGAAAATTAACCCGATCATCGGGACAATGTTTTGCATAGGGTCTTTGTATATCCATAAACAAACTACAAAGTTTTTCTTCTAATTCGGGACTCATTATGGGTGGTTTAATGCCTAATTTATCTTTGATAAAAGGAATATGCTCATAATATTTGTTATAACCTAATTTTTTTAGTATATCTTTTGCCTTTTTATTTGTCATTTGTTTTAAACTAATACGCTCCTTTTTAATTTGAGCTTTTATATTATTTAGCACTTCATCGGGAATTTGTGTAGTTTCTTTAGCTTGAAATTGAGCAAGAATTTCGCGGAAATGGTTAATTCTTTTGTAAGCATAAAAACAAACCTCCTTTGGAGGTTCCTTATAAGAAGGTTTCTCATGTTCAACCAAATAAGCAAAACGCTTACCGCATTTTTTGCATATTAAAACTCCTTCATAATCAACGGAAATAAGTTCTCCTTTACATTTATTACAGGTATCGTGCTTTGTTGTGTACTGTGAAATATCAAAAAAACTTTCATCTATATTTGTAAGATATTTTTGAATTGTAGTCAATTCTTCTTTTTTATTTAATTTATTTTCATTTTTGTTTTTGTTAAAAAACGAATGTAAAATGGTAGTTTTGTTTTTTCCTTTGGAGAGAGTTTTCTTTTTTTCAAAATAATCAAATACATGTTGAGCATTATCTAATAAATAATCCTTTTTCTTTTTTTTATTTTTTTTTATTGTAATCGCGATTTCTTTTAATTGATCTTCAAGATCTAATTTTTCTTCAATATTTAGGTTAGTTTTTAACTTTTGTTTTATTTCATTTTTCTTTTTAATGAGATTTGGCAAAATGGTAAGCTCTGCTGATTTAAACTCTTCCATTTTTTCATGATGTTTACTATCTACTGTTACATTATTTTTTGTATTGTTCCCGATCTTTTTTGTAGCTTTGGGCTTAAAAGATGGCATATATAGTTATTTAAACAAAGTATTTAATTAAATTTTTCACCAATTATTGTTTTGTGTTGAAATGAGTATTCTCTTTTCTCATTAATTAATAATGGATACGACAAATATATACATAACTAATTCTAATGAAACTGAGATTGATCCAAATAAAGAATACAAAATGGTGTTGTTTTATAATGCTTTAGACGATGGTTGGACAATTAAAAAAAAAGGGAAAAAAACGTATGTTTTTACAAAAAAACATGAAGGTAAAAAAGAAGTTATTTCTGATGATTATCTCAAAGGATTCATGAAGGAAGGTTTTGACATGAAAAAAATTTTAGACAATTAATTAAATTAATTAAGGGTTATTTCGTAAAATTTTTTTCTTTAGCAATATTATAACAATATGGGAGGAGGATTAATGCAACTCGTAGCCTACGGCGCACAAGACGTTTACTTGACCGGTAACCCACAGATCACTTTCTGGAAAGTTACCTACCGCAGACACACTAACTTTGCTATGGAATCTATTGAACAGACCTTCAACGGCCAGGCCGATTTTGGACGTCGTGTTCAGTGCACTATCTCCAGAAATGGTGATTTAGCATACCGCACATACTTGCAGGTTACACTTCCTGAGATTGGCCAGGATTCATGCTGCAATCCTAAGGACTGTGCCAAAGTTTATGCTCGCTGGTTGGACTACCCAGGTGAGCAGCTTATCTCTATGGTGGAGGTTGAGATTGGTGGCCAGCGTATCGATCGCCAGTATGGTGACTGGATGCACATCTGGAACCAGCTTACCCTTACCGCTGAGCAAGAGCGTGGATACAACAAGATGGTCGGGCAAACAACTCAGCTTACTTACTTAGTTGACCCTTCGTTCGCCGATGTTGACTCTGCCTGTGCCAACAACACTGTCCCAGCCGCAGTATGCGCACCTCGCAATGCTTTGCCTGAGACTACCTTGTACGTCCCACTTCAGTTTTGGTTCTGCCGCAACCCTGGTTTGGCATTGCCTTTGATCGCACTTCAGTACCACGAGGTCCGCATCAACCTTGAGCTTCGTCCTTCCGATGAGGTTCTTTTCGCTGTCACTGACCTCACTGAGGGTAATTCATTGAAAGGCGTCTCTGATGGACAGTCTGTTAAGGACGCTGTTTCTTACCAGAAATCCCTTGTGGCCGCTTCGCTTTACGTTGACTACGTGTTCCTTGATACAGATGAGCGTAGACGTATGGCACAGAACCCACACGAGTACCTTATCGAACAGCTTCAGTTCACTGGAGATGAATCGGTTGGTTCCTCGTCCAACAAGATCAAACTTAACTTCAACCACCCTTGCAAGGAGTTGATCTTTGTTGTTCAGCCTGACGCTAATGTTGACTACTGTTCTTCATTCTTGAAAAACACTCACCTTAACAAGGCTTTGGGTGCTCAGCCATTCAATTACACTGATGCCCTTGATGCCCTTGTGAACTCCATCGGTGCTTTCTCTGGCCCAGCAGGAGTTTACCTTGATAAAAATGGAGTAGAGGATGGAAATTCTGCTTTCATCGATCAGATCGGCGGAGGTATGTTCCAGGATCCTGGTGCGGACACTAACCGTAATCTAGGTATTCAGTGGGGTGAGGCTTTCTCGGAGACAGGCGACAAGATGGGATGGGGAAGTGATTTTTCGGTGTCGGGCACGGGCGCCAATTGTGAGGTCACGCAAACTGGATCACAATGCTGGGCCCCTACTTGCACTGCTCCTGCTATGAGTGTTCCATTCCCAATCAGTGAGATCCCTGACTCTGGTGTTTCGGATGCTGGAGCCTTCGTTCTTGCGGAGACCGCTCTTAACTTGCACTGCTGGGGACAGAACCCAGTTGTTACCGCTAAGCTTCAGCTTAACGGACAGGATCGCTTCAGTGAGCGTGAAGGTACCTACTTCGACCTTGTTCAGCCATACCAGCACCACACACGCAACCCAGATACCGGAATCAACGTTTATTCGTTCGCGCTTCGCCCTGAGGAGCACCAGCCATCTGGTACATGCAACATGTCCAGAATTGACAATGCTACCCTTCAGTTGGTACTTTCCACCAATGCTATTGGAGGTGATGCTACCGCTAAGGTCCGTGTCTACGCCACCAACTACAATGTCCTTCGTGTCATGAGTGGTATGGGAGGCCTTGCATACTCTAACTAAGTTTAGAGTTAACAAACTCATTATCATTTTAATATAATAATTTCGTCTAGAAAATTATTATACGCATTTAATATATATGAATAACGGTCTTATCTTAATCGCTGTATTACTTATTGTTCTTATTTACTTTGTTATGCAAATTCCTAGAAAACACACTAATCATAAATCAGAAGTAGTTTACGTGAATCGTTCATACCCCCTTTGGAACGCGCCTACCGGATGGGCAAGACCCATTAGGCGATGGCCCGGGTGGATTCCCCGCTTTCGCCGCGGTTATGGTCCGCACCCCCGCAGGCGTAGATTCCTTTTCTAAAAATATCCTTATATATTATAAATGACATTTGTTGATGCATTAATAATATTGGTTCTTGTATTAATTTTAGTTGTTATCGTATATAATCTCTTTGTCCATGGAAGAGATTTAGCAATCTTTCCCCGAAAACATCATAGGCGCAATAAAAAACGCAGAGAGGAAGATTATTACCCGGGATCTATTGATGATGATTATGATTCCGATTATGATTCAGATTACGACTCCGATTATGAAGATAATGATTCAGACGCCAGAAAAAATAAAAAACGTGTTGCAAAGAGAAAACATAAAGTTAATCCTCAAAAAATAGCTGATTATGTTTCAAATCATATGCCTTTTCATTAAATAAAAAATTGAATCTAATGTAATTTGATAACTAATTGTCAAACTACATTACAACACCCCCTAACAATGGGATCAGCAGTTTCATGTTGCAAACGTGTTAGAAAAGAAATCTGTCAAAAGAAAGACAATATTAAAAAAATACCCGAAATTAATTCCAGCGATTATGTAAAGATGCGAAAGATTAGCGATAACTTTTATACATTAACTCGTCGCAAAAAACACTGGTCTAAAAAACAAATTGCATTTCTTGAAAGTATATTGAACTATAAAATGTTTCATCCTATTCCACACTCTTTTGTACGAGAGGCAATATTTGGGACAAAGGATGAGGATGGTGATTATTCAAAATACCCTCCAAAATTTATTTTACTTAATTTTGATTCCAAAAACGGTACAAAACAATCGTTGCGTGGTTTAGCATCAATTTCAGTTGATGGTATTGGTCATCATTTCACATATCCTTATAGGGATATTCCGCCATTGGAGTTTCAATACTATACTTTAGAACTAATTGGTAATATATCTATCCGCAATCAGGTTTGCTCCGCGGCTAAACAACGTAATGGAGTTAAAGTAAAAAGTGGTAAAGATATGTTAGAATTCTTGAAAAAGTTTGGCAAAAAAGGAGGATATCAATATTTTAAACTTAATGCTATGGAAAATGTTATCGGATTTTATTGGAAATACGGGTGGAGATTCCATGAATTTGAATCCACCCAGAGAGAATCCAGTATTGTTACTTTAGCTGACAGAGTAACAAAACTCAATACTGTTAATAGACTTATAAATCCTAAAAAGTATACCATTTTCGATGATTTTAGAGACCGAATCCTTACCAAATATTTTGATCGTTATTTAGACGATTATTACAATATCAAGGAACTAAGTCGTGGAAATAGATGGTCCGAAGATTACGAATATTATGATATAAAAGATACACTTACTTTTAAACGTTGGGATATGCGATTTCAAGGATACCCCATGTATTGGCAATGTAAATAAGCGGATTCTAGAAAATTGAAAAAAATTTATAAATACTTTTTATTGTACAGCACGCACAAAATACAACAAGATCATGAATATAGGAACACATATCCAAAAATCGGGTACTTTCATTCAATCACTTCTTACATTTTATAATGCAAAACCTCAAAACTTAACGCGACCAGTGCAATTATTCTCTGGTTCTCCAAAATGGTGGAGGAGACCTAATGTTAAAGAAGAAGATGCTGCTTTAACACGTGCATTTGTCGAATCTAACAATCTATCAGTCTTTGTACATTCATTGTATTTAGTTAATTTATGTTGGACGCCAGAAGAGTTTAGCAAAAAGGCACTTCCATGTCTACAATGGGAGTTTGCTAATGGAGTGCGATTGGGTTTTAAAGGTGTAGTAGTACACTGCGGTAAGTCTTGTAAGATGGATATTAATGAAGCGCTTGATAATATGTACCAGAATATGCTTACTGTAATTGAGAGTGTCGATCCAAAATGCCCTTTACTATTGGAAACCACATCTGGTCAAGGAAGCGAAACTTGTTGGCAATTCGATGCTCTTAAACAGTTTTATAAAAGATTTACAGAACAGCAAAAACAAAAAATAAAAATTTGTATAGATACCTGTCACGTATTTGCGGCCGGACACGATCCTTTAAAGTTTATACTAGACTGGGATCAGGAATATCCAGATAGTATAGTTCTTGTACACTTTAATGACTCAAAGGAAAAGTGCGGTTCTAAAAAAGACAGGCACGAGCGACCGGGTAAAGGAGAAATTGGGTTAGAAAAAATGTGTTTGGTAGCAGGATGGTGCTTTGAAAAAAACATGCCTATGGTAATGGAGTAATAATGTAAATAAATATATATGAAAAAGAAAACTATTTTACCAATTTATCATTTTTCTGACCAATCCTGGTCAGAAAAATCCTTTCATGAAAAATGTAGCTATAATTGGAGGTTTAATGGCATATTACGCTTTATTATAATCAATATTTGTATATAATATAATGAAGCTTGACGTTGATTCAAAACAACGCATCACTACTGCGTTCTATATGCTTCTTGAGTTTTACAAAATTATTATGGGAACCTTTTTAGTTGTATTTGTTCCTCAGCAATGTGGCGATCAGTTATGTACTGCTACCGAAAATTTTATGGCAACCGAATCATTAAGAGTGGGTGCAAATGCTTGTAACTTTGTTACCTTTGCATCAATAGGTACTCTATACTTTATAGAATTAAAACGTGAAAATTGGTGTATTAAATATTTAGATATTGATGAAGAAAAATCAAACACGAATCTTGATGATGAAATTGAGATGTACCCCGCGTTTAAAACGCAAATGAATAAATTAAATAGTCAATATATTAAGACTGTTTATGTTGCTTTGTTTTTAATGATTGTTAATTTTGTAGTATCCGGTTCTATTGTATATCAAAATTATGCGGGTTCGAATACTTTAACAACATTTATTTCTTTTTTTATGCTTGTATCTATGAAATTATATTCTGCCTACAATGTTGGAACAAAATCTGTAAAAGATGAACGAGCAAATAGCGCTTACATGAAAATGCCAAAAACCTATAATACTATTGACGAAGATCATAGACTTACTATAGCACCGGCTAATGTAAATGTAATTATCTAATCGGTAATAAAATATATGTAAACTGACTTAAACATTTTTTGGATTAATAGATTAGAACATGCAAATATTCGTGAAGACTTTGACAGGAAAAACCATCACTCTTGATGTTGAACCATCAGATACTATTGAGAATGTTAAGAGTAAGATCCAGGACAAGGAAGGAATTCCACCTGATCAACAGCGTCTGATCTTTGCTGGTAAACAGCTTGAAGATGGACGCACGTTGAATGATTATAATATCCAAAAAGAAGCTACCTTGCACCTAGTACTACGACTACGCGGTGGTCTATAGGATAACTTTATTAATTACAATTAATTACTTGTAATTAATCAAATAGAATCAGAAGCTGCTCTTGTATAATCGGGACTATCTAATATTTCTTTATCAAACGAATGTCTCATAGAAGTTGCCATAAATGCTGTAGTAAATATACAGCAATGCCATATCGGATGCCATATAGCATAATCCAATCCCAAATTAGGAGCATATATAGAATATGTAGCTATACTGCCGCATGATGCAGCCAATATTGAACGAAAATACCATTGTTTTAAATATTTCAACGTTACTTTATATTTTATGATAAGTGTAAATAGAATACTTAAAAATACAAAAAAGTGTGCAGCATATTTCTGATCTGCAAGTTTAAAAAATAATAAAGCTGTTCCTGATGTATATGACATAATATAGATAATGGGCTCTCTCACTTTTAAACTATAAAATGTTGTTTCTACTATACATATACTAGAACTCCAATGATCTAAAATTGTCCAGATATATTTAGAGTTTAATGGTACATTGATCTCTTCATAATCTGCTGTATGATAACAAATAGAAAAATAAACTGTAAAAATAAGATGAAGTAATGTTAAAAGTGAATCATATGTTTTATATTTTTTAAAGCTCCATAAACACTGTCCTATTGGTAACAATCCAATAATGTGTGATGTCAAAATCCAATAAAATTGCATACATGTTATACATTTTTAATCTTTATATAAATTCAATAATAGTAATTTCCCTCTGCTGTCCTTAAACGCCGACGTCCCCTATACCCTCGTCTTTTTTTTACTTTTGGTTTTTTACGTTTTGCCTCTGCCCTGCAAATTGGACAATTATTGGATTTTAAACTCCATTTATCTAAACATGAACGACAAAATTCACCGTGATTACATTTATAATAATAATTTCTTGACGCGCCTATAGAAAAAAAACATATATTGCAATCAACTGGTTCATATGGCGCCACTTTTTTCCTTCTTCTAAATATTAGATAAAAAGGAAAACAAAAATTTTTTTTTCTGTTGTGACCTTCTACAAAAGCAGACATACTATATATATTTAATATTTTAATCTGCTTCATCGTTACAATGAAATAGTAAATTCATATTTGCTACTTCTACCTTATGATCCGACTTTTGCAACATCGTATCAATCATATTATCACTTCTTAACCTAATACTATAATCTTGCTTAGCAGATGATCGTCCCACACGTCCAAATGCTTGAATTAATTTTTCCTGTGACATATCTCCCATATCTTTTCCAATATATCCATGGCAAAACTGATAATTTGTTCCATAAATATAATCAGATGATGCAATTATAAGATACAGCTTTTGTTCTTGTGCCAACTCCTTCATAATGGAAACATAATCCTTCATACATTTTTTTACTTTTCCGTCTTCGCCCTCTGTCAACTGTTTAACATCAACAAACACGGCAATCCCCATTAATAGCAATACTTTCCAATTTGCATCAATATCCAAAAGCATTATTTCTTCAACAATATGATCATCAATATCACTTTTATATGCATTATTTGCTTCTTCATGTCCCCACGTTTTAAGATGTTCTGACGTATTAGGAATAAATTTCATACCTAGTCTGATTCTTTTTAAACTTGTTCTTAATCCCTCGTATTTATTCAATAGCCTCTGAGTACTTTGATCTTGATCTTTAACATTGCCTGATTTTTTGCTAATTTCTCTAGACTTACCTTTTATAGATCCTTTTGATTTATTTCTTTCTTCTTCTGCGGCAGCATCGCTGGCCTTTTCCAAATCTTTTTGGATTTTTTCCATTTCAATCCGAACACCCTCATTAAAACCCATATCTTCCAGTATCGCATCTAGCATAACACTAGGAATCT